TGTTTCGGTTTCCGTTCCGTTGGTGTATATATCGTGTCCGCCTCCGTTCCTTTTTAAGTACCAACCGTTTCTCTCGAGTATTTTTATTAAGTCTGCTCGTTTCGTTTATCTCACCTCCTCTTTACATTTACTATTATACGCCTTTAATACGCATTTGTCAATAGCTTTTTATAAATATTTTGCACTTTTTCGCAGAAAATATTTATTTTTCTGCGCCGATATGCTATAATGTAGGCATCACACTAATTTAATAAGTATAAGTGCGCGTTTTTTACTATAGCATAAAACATAGAATTAGTGTGGTAGCAATTCGGAGCTTGCGTTTTTTGTGCGTGCAGCGGCGAGTTGCACGCACTTTTTTTATTATAGGAGTTATCGTTATGAAAAAATTAAAAACCTGGCAAAAAGTATTACTTGTTATCTTTTATCCCGTAGGCATTGTCTATTTTATTGTTTGGCTTTGTAACCGTAACAAAAGCGGAGCGGGCGCGGTCGGTTCCTCCAAGCTATCCGTTATTAGAGATTTTAATACAAAGGTTGTAGGCGTTACCTTCGGTAATGACGACGGCTCAAGCCGTCAAGAAATCATAAAAAACAGCAAAGCGGGAGAGGATATTATTTTTAAGCCCGTACCTACGGCAGACTATCCCGACGCTATCGGCGTTTTTAATAAACGCGGTCAGCAACTCGGGCACCTTAACGCCGAGCTTGCCACTGAAATGAAAAATAAATATACAAATAACCCTATGAGTGTTACTATAAACAATATCACAGGTGGCGGAGATAAGAACTACGGTTGCAATTTACATATTATAATATATGCAGCATAAATGACAACAAAGGCAGAGGCTAATTAAAGCCCCTGCCTTTGTTTTTAGTCGTCCTCCTCTGTGTCCTCTCCTATATAGCACTTTTGTTTTGCTTGTTCTATTGTTTTTGAGATTTCCGCGAGGTATTCCTCTTGCGCTGCTCGTATTTCTGCTATGTTGTTTTCTACCGTATTTCTTAACAAATGAGTCGCTTTTGTCCCTGGGTGTTGTACTTTGTGTCCGTATATAACATCACCGTTAGTAAGCACTTTTGCATTTCTCGGTTGTATTTGGTGGCTTGTCGTTCCAAATTCTACCCAATGCGGCGAGGCGTGGGAGGGTAACTTACCCTTTTTTCTGACTTTTTGCCACGAGTAAAAGCCTATTTGTAAAGTTGGTTGTCCCGTTTTGTAATTTATCATAGCCCACGAGCCTATGTGGTTTTTTAACCTTTTTGAGCGTGTCGGCAGTTCGTCGCGCAGTTTTTTTCTTATCACTTTAGCGGAGGCTCGTAACGCTGTTTTCGATAGGTCTACAAGCGTTTTTTTAACCTCGGGACTTGTGTTTATAAAGGTTACATTACTCTTTGACATTGTAAAACTCCTCTCTAAATGCGAAAGGGCGGCGGGCGCGGTTGCCCGCAATTCCCGCCGTCCTTTCTGTATATGAATTTAAGGAGGACTATTTAAGCAACTCGTTTACTCTCTTTTGTACGGCTGAATAGTCGTAGCCTGCTGCTGCGAGTTTCTCTTTTCGAGTTGCGCCGTTGCCCCATTTACCCGCGATAACCTCGCGGGCGATTTCGTCAACGGACTTTTTCGGTGCTGCTGTGTTGTTTGTAGCAGCGTTGCCGCTTGCGGTAGTGATAAAGTTATCATAGCCCGCCGCTTTCAGTTTCGCCGCCATAGCGTCGGCGTTAGCCTTAACGCTGTAGGCTCCTACTTGCACCTTGTAAAGGTTGCTGCTCTGTACGATATAGGTATCAAAACCCGCTTTCTTGAGCTTGTCCGCAAGGGCAGTAGCGTTAGCTTTCTTGCTGAAAGCTCCCGTTTGCACTCTGTAAAGAGTCTTTGCGGTTTCGGCGGGCTTTTCCTCGGTGGCGTTCATAGCCGCTGCAACAGCCTTTCTAAAGCCGTCCATAGTGTAGCCCATTTTTAAGCCGTTCCACAAGTGCTCGGGGTCGCCGTGGTCAGAGGCAATACCACGAGCGTGTCCCTCTCGGTGGCTGATAATTACACCGTCTGCAAGCGGGTTAAGGTTGTACTCCTTGCAGAGGAAAGCGAAAAGCTCTACCGCTGCGTCGTATGTGCGCTTAACTGCCGCCTTTGCGGTTGCTGTGTCGGAGCAAGTGAAATTTGAACCGCTCGTATAATTGATACACGCAGGCTCGCACATCTCTACGCCGATATGCGTATTATTTGAGGCTCCGCCGCCGTGCCAACCTCTGCGGCTCCACGGCAAGCATTGATAAATAACGCCCGTGTTTCCGTCGATAAAGGCGTGTACACACGCTCTGTCGTATGTACTCTTATTCCAATTATTGACGAAAACGGACGCGGACGGCTGCGGACAGCCGACGCTGTGGAGCATAAGCCCCTTTACAGTGATAGTTTTACCCGCCTTATAGCACGGGTTGTTTGTTAAGTAACTCTCTTTTAACTGCATACTTATTCCTCCGTTTCTGTTTCAGTGTTGGTGGTGCTATTTGCCTTGAGCTCGGCTAAATACGCGTCCGCCTGGATAGCCTCGGCGGTAAAGCTGTTGTTTTTCCACCAAGCCCACAAAGTAGCCGCTACGGTAGCGGCAGCAGTAAGCCAGGTATACAGCTCCTCCTCTGCAAAGGGCAGAGGGTTTTTACCGCTCATTGTCAAAATGGTATTAACCAAAGTAACAAAAAGCATAACGGCTCTGATAATGGTTTCTGTAGGTACCTTTTTCATAGGGTGCGCCTCCTTTCTTTAGTTTTGCTTTGGCGGGTGTTCGGGGAGTTCCGTTGTTTCCTCATAAAGTCCCGTCGCTACATCATTACCGCCTAAAGTATGGTAACTATCATAAGCCCGCTTTAACGCCTCTTTTGCGTAAATCGGGCAATAGCCCCGCTCGTACCATTTTTCGTATTGGCTTATAATCTCGGCTCGGAGCAAGCATTGCAAGCCCAGGGCGAGCGCGTCTTGTTTCTTTTTGCCGAGTTTAATACGCCCGATAACTACGCCCAGGGCTGAAACAGCCCCGCCACATAGAAACGGGATAAGCCATTTAATAAAAATGTCCCACATTGTTAATATCCCTCCTTGTTAATGAGGTTTAGCTCTGCCACTACCGTATTGCGCATAGCCGCTAACTCCGAGGCTACGGAGTTAGCTATTTTAGCCTGCTCGATAACCTCGGCTTGCTTGCGGATAATATCGGCTTGCAGGCGCGTAACCTCACATAAGTGCTCTACAACATCAAATAGACTCATTTTCGGAGCCCTCCTCTGCGTCGGGCGGTGTCGGAAATTCGATATTAAAAGGAAAACCCCCTTGCTCGGGTAAGTCCCTCAACGCCTGGCGGTATGTAGCCCACGCTCCCGTAAAGATATTTGTGAGAGAGTGAATAAACTTTGTAGCAGTAGAGGTATCGAGCCCGAGGCGGTCAAGCGTCATTTGCGAGTCGCTATTATCAAGCAGCTTGTTTCGGATTTTGCGGGCGAGTGCTGCAGCCTCCTCCTCGTTCTGCTCCTCGCAAGCCCTGGCGTATGCCGCCTTTAAGGTTTCCTCGAGTTCTGCTTTGGTAGCTGCTGTCGTTGCCTCAACTTGTGCGAGGCGTTTGTAAAAATTGTTGTTCACGGCAAGAGCCCTCCAATTCTTTATAAAACTTTATCATTTTGCGCCGCACGTGGTAGGTATCTCCACGGGCAGCGTTTGCAAGCCAAGAAACGAGGGACTCGTGCGCCGTCCCTGGTGCATAGTCGCCGCTTTGCTCTTTAGCGTATATCTTTTTGAGCTTGCGGCGTTGCTTGCCTTGTTTCTTTTTACCCATTTTGCGTATAATTGCTCCCGTGTCGGTGGCGAGGCATAAAGCCAACGGGTGCTCTTTGGAAGGTGTTTCTCGTTTTTGAGGGCTGCGAGCGAGTACCTTTTAAGCTCTCGAGCTTTGTTAAGCACTTGCAATTTGCCCTCGCCTCTGTCGCCTTTTCTAACACTCATATTAAAACCTCCTTTTTACCGCCTCTACCGAGGCGGATTTTAGATTATGCGATTATACAAGCGGGGGCGACTCCGTAAGCACCGCTCGCACCGTTGTTGCTCAACGCTCCCGAGGTATTCACAAGGCGCTCGTTGTTCGCGTACCCAGGGTTAGGGGAACGGAGCCAACAGTTACGCGCCGAGCCTGCCGCGTCGTATTTGATACGCTCGGTATAGGTCAAGCCGTCGTAATACTCCAACAGCTCGCCGTCCTTATAGGTCGCGCTATCCCAGCTACCGTAAATCTCTGGACGAGAGAGCAAGAAAAATTTATCTTGCAGCTCGTAAACCTGGTTAATAGTAAACTCGGTGCCGTCAAGGCTGTTTACCTCGGCAATAGAGTTCGTGTAGCAAGGAACGATTGCAGGCTGTACCGCCGCCAAAAAGTCGGCAGGCAAGCCTCGCATAAAACCGCTATAGCTTGTAGCCCAAGAGGGCGGGCGGTCAAAAATATTCGACGGAGCCCAAACTGCGCCCACTGCCGCGTCGCTGTTGAGCCATTGACGAGCCGCGCTCTGTGCGTAGTTACTCGAGCCGTAGCGCATACGGTGCGCGTGGTTGACATTTTCGGTCTTTCCGTCAGCGGTGCCGAGGCTTGTACCGTCCGCCGACTCCGTAACAGCTACGCTCTCAATAGTCGCCGTAGCGGTATTGCTTGCGTAGGTGCTAATTTTTGTATCTGTGCTCTGTTTGTTGTAGCCCCAGGGGAACATAATTACGCCGCCTGCGGGTACAGGTTGAGTAATAGTAAACGAAAGCGTTTTACCGCCTCCGTATGCGGTGTCATAGCCTGCAGGCAAGGTAAAATTATAAGTGCCTGCGGGGAGTTCCTCGGCGGCATAGTAGAGAGCCTCTATTGCGTCAAAAACAAAACTCTTATAAGTGCCGCTCGCAGAGCTGTACATATATTTAGCCTCGAGCGTCATTGTGTATTTGAGCTTGTCGTTTACTGCTGCGTGGTGGTTATGCCCTCTCACAACCCAGGTAATAACCACTCCCGTAACGGAGTCCTCTGTAGTAAACTCATAGCCAACAGGAAAGAGCTTTTTTCCGAGTCCGAGGCGGACGGCGTTTTTAATATCCTCCCAGGTATTAACCGCTGTAAGCGTGTCAATATGTACGGAGGTTTCTACGCCCTCTTTATCAGTTACGGTAACGGTTGCGCCCGTTTCCGTCTGTACGGCGGAAATATTCACATTTCCCGCCTTTTGCGCGGCAGCGTTTGCCGCTGACGCTGCATTATTTGCGTTAGTGGTCGCGGTACCCGCTTTTGCGGTAGCCTTGTCCGCGTTGCTTGCGGCGGTGTTGGCGGCGGCTGCTGCGTTGCCTGCCGCCTCTACGGAGCTGTCAACCTTGCCGAGAGCGTCCACAAGAGCGTTAAACTCGTCGGAGCTTTCGGGTGCGTCTTTATCAAAAGCCGCCCGCTCCACATCAATATAGAAAATTTGGGAGCTCAAGAGAGCCTCTCCCCTGTAAAGTCCGATTTCGGCAACCGCCACGCCTGCGGCTGCGAGTGCCTGCTGTGTAAGTTCGGCGATAATAACGCCGTCCTCGATAGTAACGTCGTTAAGCACCGTATGTCCGTCAGCTTTTGTAAGCTGCAAGCGAGGCGTAATACCGTCCTCGAGGGCGTAAGCCTGCCCGCAGTTAAGCGGGGTAATTTCGAGAAAACGAGTTTTTGTGTCGTTCTGCTTTGCAAAAACGGTAATAGGGTGCGTATCTCTGCCAAAATCAAGAGAAAGTTTTTGCCTAATTTCCATAACTAAGCCTCCTCTGCATTTTCTTTATTTTGCATAGCGTTAATATCGGAAATAAGCTCGAGATTTTTACGGTTACGAGTTTCCGAAAGCAACTCTAAAAGCATACCTTCCATTAAGTAGGCGGGTAGCTTTGTTTCGTCGAGCACTTGATTATATGCTTGAATAAGTTTGCCACGTGCATTTTCCATAATCACGCTTAACGGTATTTTGTTATCCATTTGCTTTTTCCTCCTTGCTTATCGGTATTAAAATTTCGGGCTTTTCGGCTATTTCGGCATTATCTTTATATGCGTTTGCAGCTATAAACTCCGTCTTTTCGTCGTCGGTATAGCTATCTATCCACGCTCCCGAGTCGGCAGACATTACCGAAATATCTCCCGTAACATATTCGGTGAGCTCTTGTATTGCCTTGATTAGATAAGGTATAAATTTGTCGCTTTTGATAGAGAGCCGCCCTGTTTCCTTGTTTTCATTAACAAGAGCAGGGAGTACCTCTTGTAACTGCTGCGCTATCATACCTATATCGCAATGCTCGCCGCTCTCTATCCAATCGAATTTTTTTAAGTCAATTTTTGAAAGTAGCGGTATAGCCTCTACCTCTGTTGACTCTATATTTGTTTTATACCTTGCGTCCGATTGGTTTAATATAGAGTAGTTATGCAAGTCAATATTGTTATAGCAATCTACTAACAAATTTGTACTATTACCAAACTTAAAATCGCTGCCACAAGTAAAAGTACAACCTTTGCCGCGCATAGATACCTCGTGTGTGGTGGAATAAAGCCCGCCGCTGCCGTCTGTATATGATACTGTGCGTACATTGTTGTTAATATATAGATTGCCGCCGCAATATGTTTTACAGCAAAAATGTAAGCCCTGACTATCTTTTGAATTATTGGCATAATATATTAACTGCACCGTATACTCGGTGTCGGAGGCATTTGCCTTGCGAGCCCAGCACATATAGTCTGCGTCATTCTCAAGGTCAAAGACGAGCCCTCTAAAATCCTCGTCCCCGTTCCAACTATTTGTACCAATTTTGCCTATTGTCGTTCCCGAGTAGTAGTACCAGGCTCCCGAGTAATCCATTTTCATTAAGAGGTTGTCGGAGCCTTGCGCGGTTGACTTATATATGTTAATTGCACCGCCCGAAAATTCTATATATTTTGATATGCTATTCCAGGCAATGCGGACAGAGGAGTAATTTTGTGTGATTTTTGTACCAAAATCAGAGTTATTAACCTTTTTATTTACCTCCGTCATTATTTCGTAGGAGGTCTGCGTAATTTGCGTGTTCAATTGCGTAGTGGTTGCATAACTTTTTAGCGTTGTGTTTACGCTGCTTTTAATCTCGCTTGCCGATTGACTTATAAGGCTTTTTGTTTTGGTTGTGGTTGAGTAGCTCTCTAAAGTTTTCTCTATAGAGCTTATTACCTCCTCGTCGGCAACTTTGAAAGCCTGGCGTATGCTTTTAGACTCGTTCTCTATTGCGGTGTCTACGGAGTTTCTATACTCTACCGAAATTGCCGAGGCTTGTACCGAGTCTGCTTTTAATAAGGCACCATTTAACACGCCTGCGCTTATAAAGTCCGCCACGATAGCCCCATTCATAGTCATAGCGAGAGAGTAGGTGCCGTTATATCCCGTCGAGGAATAGCCCAAGCCGCCGCTATTCCACCTCCACACTCGCAACGCCTCCTCGATAGTAGGCGCGTCAAGTATGAGTATCTCTTGCGGCTTTTCGGCGGGGTTAAGGACTACATAGCCGCCCGAGTGTCCCGTAATAAGGCTCGTAGCGTTTGCTATAGCCTTTTTGAGCTGCTGCGTTGCCTGGGCTTGTCCTTTCTTTACAGAGGTTTTAATTTCCTCTATAGCCGCCTGCTGCTTGTTCACGGTATCGGCAAAAGAGCTTTTAGCGTCCCCAAGCTCGATACTTTCGTACTTTTCCTCGAGTGCGTCGTAGGTGGTCTTTATAACCTTTGCCGTGGCAGTAACACCGAGGAGTGAAAACTTAACTGTTACCGTGTCGCACATCTTTACCCGCTCAAGCGGAGCAATGTTTTTATATTCCTCCGTCTGCCAAAGCTGAATAAAAGAAACGGTTATATTTACCTTTGGTACGCCGAGGTCTACCGCCGCAGCGTATGCGGTAGCCTTTGCCCGTAAAGCGTCCTCGGTAATTTCCTCGCCGTCCTCGAAACGGTCTGTAAAATTCATAATATAGGCTTTGCTGTGTCCTATATTTTCGGCGTTATTTAGAGCTATTACCTTTTCGGAGAGATATACATATACCTCGGTACTCTCGGCGTTCTCGCCCTCTCCCTGCTCGGTATAAACCGCATAGGGCATAAGGTGCGTATAGCAATCGGCTATATTTGCCTCTTGCTTTAGGTCTTTTAGGTTTTTACCATATTCGATAGTTACGCCGTTGTCGACTCCTCGGTGCTTATGTAGCTTAATAACAAAATTATCAAACTCATACTCTCCGCCCCAAACATCAAGTACAGAACCCGTCTGCCCTGCGAGGAGAGCACGGACAGAGCAAGGAGTTAATATGGTCGTGCTGTTAAGTGTGGATATGTCGCTTAACGCCGTAAAGGAGCAAGGCAAGCCTGCGTCCTGGATAGCGCGGGTAATAGCCGCCTGCGGCGTTGTGTTCTTAACGGAAAAACCAAGCGTCGGTATGCCGTTAAGGTCGTAGCTGATATGCTCCGCCGAATAGGTTACAACGCCTTTAAGGGGTTTACTCGACTTATATACACGGAATAGCTGCGGCTCGTTTATCTCGTTAGCCTTTGCCTTGATTATGCAGCCCTCCGTAATTTGGTCGTACCATTGTCCCGTAATAGGATATTGCAGCGAAAGCTCATAGCCGCCGTTGCGCTCCTCGGTTACGGTTGCTTTGGTGGTATCTCTTAAAAAGCCGATACCGTTATGCGAAAAGTCGCTTTCGTTTTTTGCGTACAAAATAGGTATCATAAGCAGCACCACCTCGGGACTATTTCGAGCTTTTCAACATCACCCACCCAGGATATAGCATTGTTGCCAGGTAGCAGCGTAGGAAAGCCGCTGCCCGTCATTTTGTTGTTTTGCGGCTCGGTGCCCTTGTAGGCGTTCATAATATCGGAGTCAACCTCGATATAGCCGTCAATATCCGTAAAGGTAAAGGAGTCGTTATTTACGGTTAAAGTAACCGTACCGCTCCCCGTGATTTTGATATACGGAGAGGACGGGTAAAACTCTGCATTATACAGAGAGCCCGCCGCTGTAAATACAACGGGTTTTTGTCCCTCGAAAGAATACTTAAAGGGCTTGCAGTTAAAGGCGAGGTCTACCTCTCCGAGGTCGCGGAGCTCTTGCTCTATGTCTACCTCGTCGGAGTAGGAGCCCAGGCGGTAGTATTTGTCGTCGTAGGAGTCCCACAAGCGAAAATAACCTTGCTCCGATAGGAGCCAACCTTTAATTTGGTGCGTAAGCTCTGTAAATGCCCGCTGCGTAGTGTTTAGCAGTGTGAGCTTGTATTTTATGTCGATATTCTTATACCGTCCATTGTCGGTAATAAGGTCGCCGCTGCGCCCTGGTACACTCGTATAGGTTACATCTCGAGAGGCTCCCTTGTAGGAGCCTTTCGAGTTAATGAGCAACCCAAACTCGAGGGAGTTGTGGTCTTTGAACATCAAAAAAGGTAGTTTTTCCATTATGCAAATACAGCTCCCTTTCTTTGGATTTTCTCGGCGATAAGTTCTAACAAGAGGTCAACAAAGCTCTCTACATCTTGCTCGCTGTCGCCTTTGAGGTTTTCAATGTAAATAGCCTTTTCGCCGAGCTCGATTTTAACAACAATTCGTCCTCCGCCGTCGTCAGCGGTAGCAGACGAAATAGCGGTAGAGTATTCCTTGTTTTCGCTTGCGGTCAAGACGCGCTCGCCCTTATGGAGCAATGCGGGGTACTCGTCATACGGTACATATTCCATACCGATACGTAGGCGGGAAAGCTCTTTTATATTCAGCCCTTTACCGCCGACACCTGGCACCCAATCGGGTATTTTTAGCTTGTTAAGCCCTCGGATAAATACATTGATACCGTCGATTATCCAATTTATAGGTACCTTAAAGGCGTTTTTGATACCCTCAAAAATATTCGAGAATATCTTTACTACCGCGTCCCAGGCTCCGCGCCAATTACCCGTAAAGACATTTTTAACAAAGTCGATAATACCGTTAAAAATTCCCTTGACATTCTCGAAAACCTTTTTAATACCGTCAAAGGCGTTTTTGAATACGCCGCCGACAATTTCCGCCACGCCCGAGAAAGCCTTTTGTAAGGGCGGTAAGAGCTTGTCAAACAGCATTTTAATAAAGTCGCACAACGGCGGTAAAATGAGGTTGAGCAAGTCCAGGAGAGGCTCTAACAGTATCATTAAAATATCGAGTATCGGCTGAATAACGGGCAAGAGCGCGTCAAGCAGCGAGATAACTACGGGCAAAATAGCCTCGATAATCTGTACCGCTATAGGTACGAGAGTTTCGATTAAAGTTAAGAGTATCGGTAATACCTGGTCTATGATTTGCAGTATCGGAGGCAACAGCATTTCGATTAACTGAATAATCACGGGGAGTATAGCCTCGATAATCTGTACCACAAGCGGCATAATTAAATTTATGAGGTTTATAATTACGGGCAAAATGGTATTTACTATCTGCAAAATAGGCGGTAGCAACATCTGTAATAGCTGAATTATCACGGGGAGTATAGCCTCGATAATTTGAATTATCGGAGGTAGCAACGCTTGCAAAAGCTGAATGGTGACAGGCAGTACCGTTTCTATAATCTGCATTACAAGCGGCATAAGCCCGTTGATAAGGTCAACCACAATAGGGAGCACTTGCTCTATAATTTGGATAAGGAACGGTAGGAGCTGCTGAAATAGGCTAATTATAACGGGCAGAATTGCCGTAATAATCGACTCAATAGGAGGCAGTAAAGCCGTTACTAAATCCATAAGGACGGGAAATAGCGTTTCAATCAGCGTAAACAAAGGCGGTAAAAGCTGCTCGAAAATACTTGTAATAACGGGTATCAGCCTATCAAATAAGGCTTGAATTTTCGGTAAACTCTCTATAATCATATCGGCGACTTGCTGTATAAGCGGAATAGCTGACGCGCCTATTCTGTTCATAAGCCCGCCGAAAGCGTCCTTAATATTCGCTATCGTATCTCCGAGGACCACGCCCGCTTTTACTGTGTCCTCCGACATAACTATACCGAGGTCGTCCGCCTCTTGCTTTAGTGCCGCCATACCCTCGGAGCCTGCGTTCAGTAGCGGCAGCATTTCGGTATAGCTCTTTCCGAGAAGGTCATTACCCAGGGCGTTACGCTCTGCGCCGTCCTCCATATCCGCAAGAGCTGCGGTAATGGTGTTAAATTTCTCCTCGGTTGACATTGCGTTAAGGTCGTCCAGGGATAGCCCTAAACGCTCTATAGCTGTCGCTGCTGTCTTTGAGCCGTTGTTTGCGTCGTCCACAACATCAGACATTTTTTTAATACCGTTTTTGAATGAGTCAACGCTTACGCCGCTTTGGTCGGCGGCGTGTTTCCACCGTTGGAGCTCCTCGCGGTTAATTCCCGTTCTTTCGGATAGCTTGTCGATATAATCGGCTTGCTCGGCGGTTTTCATTGCCATACCGTAGGCGGCAGTACCAACAGCGGTAGCACCCGCTACAACAGCAGTACCCATTGCAGCCGCTCCCTTACCGATAGCAGCGAAAGTGGAGCCTACCTTTGAGCCGCTCTTTTCCGCCTTTTCGGTTGTTTTGTCGATACTTTCGTCCGCTTTTTTGTTGTCTATAACCACCTCGCCGAAAAGCGTAAAGATATTTGCCATAGGTTAGCCTCCTCTCATATTTCTTTTATCAGTTTCAACCATTGGCATAAATTCCGCCATAATGTCCTCGGGTGTTCTTTTCTGTTCTGCTTTAGGCTGCGGGGCGGGCTCGTCCGAAAGCACGCTTGCTACAAATTCGGCGTAGTCCATAACCTCGAGCCCTGGTTTTATTTTTGATACCGCATAATTTACGAGCCACAAAGGGAAAAGCCGCTTTTCGATTTCTGCCTTTTGCAGGCGTTCCTCCTCTTTGCGAGCGAAAGAAAGCAGCTCACCGAGAGCCCGTAAAGGTAGACTCTCGATAAGCTGCCAATCGTAGTATTTATGCAGTAGCGTTAAGCTCCTTGCTCTACTTTCTTTCGTAGAGCACGCTTGAAAAAACTTACGATACCCTCGTCGTTGATAAGGTCGTTAATTACCTCGGCCGCGTCTTTCTTGTACGCCTCCTCGAGGGAAATATCGTAGTAAGCCGCCACGAGGGGCGGTAGGTCGTCGGCAATCTTGCCGAGCTGCGGTGTGAGTTCACATAAGATTTCGCAGGCTAAAATACCTACCTTTTCGCGGGAAAACTGTTTCATAGCGTCCTTTGCGTCTTTTGCGTCCTCGAAAATATCAAGCCCTTTGAGCATTTCTACAGCGGGCTTAATATCGAGTTTGCCTACGATTTTAAGCAATGTAGGAATAGTCTTAATAGTAAGCATTGTGTGGCTCCTCCTTAAATTCGGTTATTATTCCTCTGCGGTTTTGTTTACTGCTGCCGCTGCTGCGTCGACAGTAGGCATAACGGGCGGCTGCTCGATTTCCTCCACTTTCCACAAGTCGCCGTCGAGGTTAGTATGCGCGTAATGAGCCAAAAACTCAAAGGCGAGCTCGCCCTCGGCTTTCTGTACCGCCTTTGCGGTAAAGCCCGTTTCGTGCATAGGGTTATAAATGGTAATTTTCTTATATTTGCCGCTGATAAGCTTTGCAAACATAGTAATATTCTTGAGGTATGCCTCAAGCGGAATTACGCCCGTTTTCGGATTTTTAATTACCTTGTCGTCCTTGCTCGAGATTGTGCAGTTAGGAATTGCGAGCGCGAGGTTTTCCTGGCTCATACAAAGAGTAGTAACCTTAATAGAGGCTCCCTGCTCCTCGATAACCTGGGTACCCGCCGTCTTTCCGTGTCTGCCGTCAAATTCAATGTCGCGTACGGTTACGGTAGCGGCAAACTCGCCGCCGCCACGAGTAGGAGCCAGGAAACGCTCGGTAGTTTCGCCATAGTCGAGGAAAATTACCGACTCGTCAATCTGGATACTCTCGATTTGCTTTTTAGTGAGATTAGTAACCATTGCGTTACCTCCTAATAGTAGAATAGTCTTGCCGACAGAGCCAAACGACGGTGCGCTATATCAAACTCGCTGTCGGCTACGGTGTTTTGGTTGTCAAAGCCGATATGCCCGTACAAACCAGGCGCGGCTATAATGGCGTTATAAAGCCCATTGCGGAGGCTGTCGCACGCCCTCTCGAGTTTTATTGTTGCGTCGGCGGCTTTTTCGTCCGCCCAAACATCAATATAAAAAGAGGCGAGGTCGCCGCTCTCGAGGTCAATAATGTTAATGCCGCTGACTACCGCAAAAAGCGGAGGCGCGTTTTTTATGGGTGCCTCCTCGTAGGTTGTCGGCAGAATAGTATTAACTCGCTCCGTGAGAGCTGTTATAAATGCCTCGGTATTTACTTTCATACGGGCGTTACCTCCTCTCTCTTTAAGTGGTTTCGACTACGAGAGCTTGACATATCAGCTCGAGGCACTCATTTTTTACGGGATATGTACGGATAACGCGGTACATCTTGCCGTTATACTCAAAGTGTCCCTCTCCGTTATAGTCAAGCTCTTTAATCTCTACGCAAAGCTCTGGGCGGTAGCCCTGGGCTTGTGCCTGGTAAAACTCGTTTCTCTTTACGCCTTTAGAATTACAAAAAACCTCGCGTTTCTCGTAGTCCTTATACGGCTTGCGGAGCTTGTCGAGTTTTTCTGTTTCCACGCACAAAAAGCCGATTTCTCGCCAATACATAACTACGCCTCCTCGATATATTCGTTAGATAGCTGTAAATGCCGCTTGAGCATTTCGTAGCTATCGCGGTACTTTTCAGCGTCTGCGTTATCGAGTCCAAACTCGGCTTTTACATAACAGACGATAGCCCGCTTTATAAGTGCGTCGCTCTCGTCCTCAACCTTTGCCGCTTTAATACCGCCTAACAAGAGGTCAGCTTGCGCCGCCCCTATTAGGTCGGTAATTTCAGCGTCAAAATGAGTATGGCTTATGCGTAGGTATCGGCGAACATCATAAACAAATTGCTTTGAGATATTCGCCATAGGTTAGCCCTCCGTTAATTAGGCAGCTTTCTTAACGAGCTTAACGAAAGCACCCAAGCCCGCAATAGCCTTACTGTCAAAGACACAAGAGCCGAGGTAGTCTACGCTGTTGGTAGCGAGTCCGCTGTGCTCGGACTTAACTACCGCAATATCCTGGGAATAGTTACCCACGATATACGAGAAGTCGCCGAGGTAGGAAACGCCTGCGGCGAGAGAGCCCGTAAAGTAAACCTCACAACCCATAATGTAGTATCTGCCGTTGGCAAATTCAATGAGGTTGTTTTTGCTCTTGTTCATAAGGGCGTAAAAATCAGCAAAGAAAGTAGCCTTGCTCATAGCCCAAACAGCGTTACGCTCGTAACCACTTGCCAACATACCGTAAACGGCGGTAATGTTTGCCTCGGTAACGGCGGAGGTTTCCACCATATCCGTACCCGCAGTATATGCGCCGTTGGTGCCCTTGCCGCCCTGGGCTACGCCGCCAGGCTGATTGCTGCCCGTACCGACGAAAATAAAGTTTTCAATCTTGCGGGCGATAGCCTCGGCGATAATTTCCACGATATAGGACTCGAAAGCTGCAATAGTCATATTGACAGTAGCGCGGCTCGCCTTAACGAGCTTGACAATTTCGTAACCCGTGAGGCTTACGGAGCCGAGGCTGTCGGCAGCAACGGTAATAGCTTTGTTCTCCTGGTGGATAGCTGCGTCATTGTTGGCACCCTCTACGGCAAACTTAAAGTTGCCAGGTACGTGGAAAATCTTACAACGCTGCAAAATAGGCGCAACCTCGTACATTTTCTTGATAATTTCGTTAGCGGTGCTCTCGGGAATAGCAGGCAGTGCGGAGCCTGCGGCGGTGCTGTAGGCTCTCTGCTCGTTTTCAGTAAGAGCCTTGCCCTGCAAAGTCTTGAGCCAAGCGGAGCGGTACTCCTTGTCCTGGTCGAAAGTGTCCGCAGCGCGGGCGGTTACGGGGTTGGGAATTTCAACGGCGGGAATAGTGCCGATATTGATACCCTCAATAGTTGCGGCTCTCTTTTCCAAGTTCTTATACTCGGTATCGAGGTTGCGCAGTTCCTTTTCGATTGCGTCGAGGTCTACCTCGCCGCTGCCCTGGAGCATATCGCGGAGCTCTGCCTTGCGGTCGTTAATTTCTTTCATACGCTTAATAAAATTCATAGTGATAACTCCTTTGTTTTGATAGTTTTTTAGGGTTTAACAGTAGGTCAAAGCTATTAGTTTACGACGGCGTGCGCGTTCCTCCAATGCCCTAAACTCTTTCTCGTGCTCCTCCGAGAAAAAACTTCTTGCCGCTGTAATGCTTGTTTCGTTGTATGCGGGAAAATCCACCGCCGAAACATCAAACAGCTTTTTTATTTTAGTTATCGTCCTTGTATGTGTTTCTCTGTCGTAAGAGCACTCCCTCACAATAAACGAAAAACTCATTTTATCAACGCGGCGTTTCATAACATCACGGTGTAAATTGCGGTGCCGCTCGTCCTCGCTGTCGAGGTGTGCCGCAATATCGAGCCCTCTATCCGTAATGGAATAATCGAGGGATTTGTTACGAGTACGGGCGTATACGGTAGCGTCGTTCTGCCCGTGGTTGCGGTTAAAGATAAAATCCGACATATCGCAGTTATCAAGAGCACCGCGAGCGATAACCTCTTTGTACTGTACGCCGTCAATCTCGCAAATAACGGTAGGCGTATCAAATACAATAGGGGTACCGCGCAAAATAAGTTCTTTGCTGTCGTTCTCGTCAAGAGTAGTAAATGGTGTTGCCGCTCTGTACTCTCTTTCGTTTGGCTTATATGGCATAATTACTTCTCCTCTCCGTCATTCTCACCCTTTTTCGGTGCCGCAACGGGTGCGGGGTTGCCGTCGTTTCCGTCGTTGCCCTCGTCGTCCTCCTCGGTACCGTCCTCGGGTGGTGTTTTTTCTTTACCCTTGTCGCCTAATTGATACTCGTCTGCTTTGTCGGCATTAACCATATTGAGCGTTTGTACGCGGCGTTTGCCCTCCTCGCCGCCGATAGGCGGAAAGCCGAGCGTTACTAATGCCTGGTCGAGCATTAAGCCGCCGATTTCGGATAGATATTTAACTGCTGCTAATTTGTCGGAGAGTTTCGCATATTGGAGCTTGTTACCCTCTGCAACAATCAAATTACCATAGCCGCGCTCCTTGCGGGTAAAGAAACAATTTGTAAAAGCCTGCTCAAGCTGCATAAAAAACGGTCTAATTTCGCCCTCGTAAAAGTCGTCCTCTTGCTCGGGTGTCGCTTTGTTCTGCACGATAGCCTCGTTAGTGCCGATATAGTCGTAAATCTCGGCTTTTATATACAAGAGTTGCCCCTGCGGTAGCGGAGTTTGCTTGTCCTGGATAGGGGTATACTCGTACTTGTTGTCCGTAACGATAACGCCCGCGCCGTTGTTCTCCATTTTGAGGTTATCCCGTATAAAGTCGTCGCGGCGGGCGTTTAAGTCCTCGTTTTTGGTGGAGGCAGCTATTTTCAAAATGCCGCGCACAACAGCCACAAGCTCGGCAAACTTGCTCATAGATTGGTTAAAGGTGTTTGCTGTTTTCAAAACGGGCATTAACGCCTCGTTATTGCTGCCGAAAAGCTCGTTATCCGCAAACATAGAGCCGATATGTATAATATCCGCATACGGGAAAGTATAGGTTTTCCCGTTGTAAAAACGGAATTTCAAAAACAGCTCGCCCTTGTACTCAAGCAGCTTTATTTCTTGGGCGTTGATATTATACAAAGCCTCGAGTTTCCCCGTATATTCGTTCCACACGGGGAAAATAAAAGCGTTATTATAGAGCTTGTATTGAGCCGCCACGCGGTAATAGAATTTATACGCCGTAGTCAGCGGGTTAGGCTGATACTGCAATATATAATTAAGCGAGCTGCTCTCAACATCAAGCAATTTTCCGTCGCCTTTTCGGATATGTCGCGGCTGCACTCGTGCGGCTCTGCGGGCGAAAGAGTGAATAGCAGCGCGGACGGTGTTTACCTCCCAGGCATTGCCCGAAAACGGTACAAAATTCGATTGGTAGGAATTGAGGAGCTTATACTCGGTATAGCCGTCGAGAGTCTGCGGCTTTCTGCCAAAGATAGCCTCAAATAGTCCTCGTCTTTCTTTCATTTTCTCACCCCACATTATACATAAAGTCGTCGTAATATTTTACATAGATAACCCAGGCATTTAATAGCGATACCGCCCCGTCAATGCGGCGTTTGTCGGTTATCTTAACGGGTTGAATATTATTAACTCCGCTTTTCTTTACTGCCGTATTGGATAGGCACCAAACTAAAACGGGGTTTTTGTTGTAGTTTACTATCTTGTCCGCGAAAGCCGCTCCCATTTCTCGCATAGGTTGGCTCCAGGTAAAAGGACCCTGCGCCACGGGCTCCATAGTAAAACCGTTGCTTTTCATTTCCTCCACCCAATAGCCCGCTAACGCTCGGTCATAGCCTACCTTGAAAGCGTCTATTTTGTGCTCGTCCCGCATTTGGCAAAACCACCCCGTAACCTCGGAAAAGTTTACGCGGTTGCCGCTGCATATAGTGAGCAAGCCCCGCTCCGCCCATAGGCGGTAGGGAGCCTCGTTTGTATTCTTTTCCTCGAGATGTTCTATACGCGCCTGCGGGAGGAAATAATGCTGTAAAACATATACCGTATCGTCGGCAGGCTTGCGTATAAGCAGCGTTGCCGCCGTTAAGTCGGTAGTAGCCGAGAGGTCGCAACCGCCTATTGCGTAGGTGTTGTATACCTCCGACATATCGAAAACAGCGTCATTTTTAATTTGGTCGTAAGAGAGCCATACGCTGTTATCGTTCTCGCGGTAGTTAAAGTCCTTGCATAGTACGCCTGGTAGGTCGGCGGGGTTGTTTTTAGCCCTCTCGACAAAGGCGGCAAGGGTTTTATATTGCTTGATAGCTCCGAGCCCTGGGTTAGCTTTAATCCACATTTGCGGGTTAGTCCACTCGTCGCGGCTGTCGATTTCGTAGAGGATAGGTAAAAAGGTGTCGTCCTTTTTCTTTCCGTCTGCGAGGTCGCAGGCAAGCTCGTACATATTGTCAAAAATGCACTCGCGTACCGTACCTGCTGTCGTAATCATAACGACAAGAGGTTGACGGCGGCTCGAGGTGGATTGTTTCATAACCTCGTATAGGTTTCTATCGCGGATAGCGTGGAGCTCGTCAATAATAACGGCGTGAGAGTTCAAGCCGTCGAGCGTGTTTGAGTCCGAGGCGAGAGCCTCAAATATTGAGGAGGTAGCAGGGAAATATACATCATTTCGCCGCTTTTTAACAACCGCTCGCAGCTCGGGCGATTGTTTAATCATATTGACAGCCTCGGTAAGTACCTTTTTTGCCTGGTCTTTTTTAGTCGCTACGGAGTATATCTCCGCTGCGCCCTCATAGTCGGCAATCAGCATATATAACGCAATGCCCGAAAGCAAAGTAGACTTGCCGTTTTTTCGCCCGCATAAAAACATTGTTTCGCGGAAACGGCGGTAGCCTGTTTCTTTTTCAAGCCAACCGAAAAGCAGTTGTATAAATGCTTTTTGGAATAATTCGAGCTCGAGAGGAGCTCCGATAGTCCCTTGCGATTGCTTGCAAAATGTTTCGATAAAGAGTATAGGTCGCTCGCCCGTTTCCTCGTCGAAATAGTACGGAAAACCGACAGGCGGTGCCTCCATTTCAGCAATAAGCCGAGAGTAGACAACTTTAACGCGCCTACTCGTGATAATGTCGCCGCACTCTATGCGGCGGTAGTATTCTTTAACCCAATTCAAGCCTTTTTAGCTGCCTTTGTGGGTTTCGTGGCAAACATCATAAGAGCCTGCCCCGCTTTGTCCGCCTCGGTTGTCGGCGAAAGCTCGGAAAGCTGTTTAATGGTGGCGTTATAATTCTTTACCATTGCGTTATAAGGCTGTAAAAGAGGGTGCGCTCGCTCGATTGTATAGGCACCCTGCGGCATTTTAACGACGAGCCCGTCCTCGTTAATTTTTGCCTCCATATCCTCCAAAGAAACGAGCATATAAGCCGCTCTTTCAATCAATTTTTTAGCGATTTCGAGCTGTTCTTTGGGTAGGTTTTTGTAAATTTTCTTAATTCTGTTTTGCTCTTTTTTCTGTCGCGTATATAATGTATCGTCCAAGCTAAAACTCCTTTCTTTGGTCGTTAAGGGTAGGGGGGTAATATACGCAAGGGGCGGTCATAAAAGGGGCTTAACCTCGGTTCATAGAAAACAACATCAAACTTTTTTAACGGGGGGGAGTGTTTGCGTGTTCTCGGCTGTCGCGTCGGTCGCTGCGTGTACCTCAATCGCTACAACATTGATAGCGTTAAGTATTAGCTTTGTACCCTCGACAGTGTCGAGAATAACTGTGCCCTCCTCAAGAGCCGACGCGAGCCGCTCTTGAAAGTCTGTAGTAGTTGCCTCGACATTGAAAGACAATGCCGCGTTACTCGTGTATATAATTACCTCGCATACTCTGCTCATAAGTAGCTCTCTCTTTCTACGAGGTTTCCCTCGTCGTCGAACATCAGCCCCGCTGCTGTTGCAGGCTGTCCCTCGTGCTCTACAGCGTGGCACTCACGGCACACAAGCTCGAGGTTGTCCTCGGATAGCGTAATACTCGGGTTGTCTATGTTCTGCGGCGTGAGGTGTATTTTGTGGTGGACTATTTCGCCAGGTCTACCACACCGTACACATAGCCCCATATCTCGCTTGTATATATATTCCCTGGTTTCGCGCCAGGCTGTGCTCAAATAAAATTTGCGTGCAAATTCTTTCATATAGCAGCGTCCCGCCCTCTCCGCCGTTGTAGTGCTATATCTGCTCCCAATACAACGACAAAGCGAGCCACTTTGCAGCAGCCCGCTTAACCGTTAATTTCTACGGTATCAGTTTACCACCGCAAAAAGCAAGTTTCTATACAGCGTTTTTTCAAATGCTCTAAATTGAGGATAAAGCAGCCGCTCCGTAGTAGAGTAAGGCAAACTCTGCGACGGCTTTATTTCGGAGGTTATATACTGTCGTCGGCGACTCGATATATAGAGCCTCCGCTATAGCCTCTTTTGGGCGTTTCTCGACATACCACAAAATCACGCATTTTTTGTATTCGTCGGAGAGCTGCTCTAATACGCCCTCTATTTCCGCAAGTGTTCGCTCGGTTTCTTTGATATTTCGGGAGCACTCCGAAAGTTCCAAAAGTTCGTTAAGAGTATCGCTCACAAAATGCGAGTCCGTAAACGGCTTGCTATAGTCGATAGCTCCAGGCTCTCGCGACTTGCCCTGCTCAATTAGGCGTTGCTCTCTTTTTTGCAAATTTTCTAACGCCCTTTTGAGTGTAGGTACGGAGGCGAGCACTTGCTCCGCCGCCTTAAAGTAATTCATAAAATCACCTCCGAAAAGTTAGTTATTTTCCCGAGCTGCCAAAGCCTCCCGCTCCGCGCTCGGTTTCCTCGAGCTTGTCTACTTGCTCAAGTTCGGGCGTGAAAATCGGTAAAAGCACAATTTGGCTTATTTTGTCGCCTGCGTTTACCGTGTAATCAAACCCGCTGTTGTTATATAGCTTAACGACGATAGAGCCCGTATAGCCCGCGTCGATAACGCCCTCGCTTGTAATACCGTGTTTGACATTAAGCCCGCTTTTGCTTTTCAAAAATCCGACATAGCCTGCGGGGATTTCGATATGTACGCCAATATCAAAGCGAGCGGACTCTTGAGCTGGCACTATTTGCCGCTCCCTGGCGTAAAGGTCATAGCCTGCGTCGGTGGAGTGAGCCCTGGTAGGCATAATTGCTCCGTTATCAAGTACAATTTTCATTTTTAAAACCTCCTAAAGTGTAACGCACAAATTGAGCACCGCCGCGGCGAGCCAATAGACGCATTTTTTATAATCTTTGCCGATAAGGCACATAACCGCCGCTCCTACGTCAAGCGCGATAAGGATAAATGGGAAAATAAGCATATACATTGACTTTTTCTCCTTTTCCGTTGTTTTAGGTTTTCCTTCGTTTGTATTCGGGGGCTCTGCCCCCAAGCCCCCGAGGTTTAACGCTTTAGTTTTCCACAAGGGAATTTGTAGCCGTTTCATAATTTGCCTCGCTTTCGGCTCCGTTTCGGAGCGGGTTTTTTATACATACGGACGGTCAAATAATAGCCGCCGTTAATCTCATTGTAGTATGGGCTTATATCCGAGAGAGCGTAGCCCTCGTAGAGCTTTTCTAATTCCTCGCGGTTATCGTAGCCGCTGTCGTGAAATTGCTTAACCTTGTATTGCGGTAATCTGCCGTCCCTCTCGGAGGTTTTCGGCTGCTCTAAATTGCGGCTCGCGCACCAACGCTTACCGAGTATAGGCTCCTTAACGAGATAAACAGCAATACCTGCTATACCGTTTTCGTCAAACTGTAACGGCTTTGCGGTTGTGTAGCCTTTTCCCCATATTTCCGCAAGAGTGTTAATATCTATACCGCCGCTCATAACGATATGGTGGTGTAAACGCCCGCTCTTAGAGCCTTGCTCTGTAACCGCTACATACTTGAGGTCGGGCAGTTCGTGTTTTTTGCGGTACCGCTTGACTCTGCGGAGGAAATTTTGTAGCTGCCTTTGTGCGTCCTCGGGTGTCGGCGGCTCATTCTCGGGGCTGTATGTCAAATCAAACCGTATGTCGTGTTTGGTAAAGTTCGTATTAAGCAGGCGTATTAACTTACGCTCGGCGTTTCTTTGGTTGAGTTTCTTTTGCATTTCGGTGGTCGGCTTGCGCTTTCGGCTCCGTCCTCGCTGATACTCAAATACGGGGAATATATCTACCTCGAGATATTCACCGCAATAGTGTTTTTTCTCTCTGTATAGGCAACGCATAGTTTTAACCTCCGTGTTTTACTCTTGGGGCTCTGCCCCAAACCCCGAGGTTTAACGCTTTTGTTTTCCATAAGGGAATTGAGAAAAGAGCGGAGAGGGCAGCACGCACTCACTCCGCCCTTTATCCCTTATGCTAAAATCTTATAACGCGCTCGAGTCGCACCTCTGTGTTGCTCTATCCTCGTTATAAGCAAAAGCCTTATTTACTCGGGTTGTCTACGAAAGCCAACAAAGAGAGGGTATATATAACCCGCTCGGGTTTATTCTCTATTTGGTCGTTAAGTTATTATCCATTACGAGCCCGAAATAGAGCCTATAGCTCCCGTTTCTATTGACTTTTCGTTGCCCTTATGCTACAATTATTAAAGGTAATTGAGTAGCACAAGAGCGGCTACGGCGGCTATCACTCGGGCGGAGTGGTAGCCGCTTTTTCTTATTCGTTTACATCTGCAAGGGCTGCGTACTCGTCTGCTTTAGCGAGTACCTTGTTTGAGTAGGTCGTTTCGTATACGCCTTTTTCCCATAGGGTAGAGGCTCCATACTCGCCCATATAAACCAGGGCGGGCTCGTCGTACTTTTCAAAAAGGCGGCGGAGGATATATAGCCCCGCTTGGATATTTTGGTGCGGCTCCGTAAAATCGGTAATGCCGAGAGCGGAGGAGAGCTCCGCGTGGTTACATTCGTTTATCTGCATTAAGCCGTAATCATTCGTCCCGCTGACTACATCAGCTATAAAAGAGGACTCTGTATACATAAGCCCCATAGCAAAATAAAAGTCGATATAGTACGCCTCGCAGAGATAATATGTAAACTCCTGCAATTCTACGGGTAAATCGCAATCAATAGGGGTAAAGCTCTCGCCGAGCTCATAATTAAAAGTAACGCCGCCGTTTTCGGTTATGTATCTGCCGTCCTTGGTACCGTATAGCTCCGCCGCCTGGGTGCTGCCTGTTGCCGCTGCAGTGTCTTTTCTGCTGAAAGCGTGAGCGACTACCACAACGCCGCTCCCGATAATTGCACCGATAAGGAATATACATATAATAAATAGTAGTAAGTTACGCTCCACTTTTTTGCGGGCGTTTTTCTTTTGGGTGGCTGTCATAAAGTAACCTCCTTTACTTTCGCGGGGTTGACAATAGAAACGCTGTTGTTATTCTTGTCTAATAGTTCTGCCGAAATATCGAGCTTGCCGCCTTTGTTGCGGTAGATAATGCCCGACACATATTTATATACAATGCCGTTATGCTCAACGGGGCAACGGCTAAAGAGAGCCGCTTTTAACTCTTCGTTTGTCATAAGGCCGCCTCCTTATTTCTTTTTGTTGCCGAAAATGCTAATAATAGCCAGGGCTAAGCAAATAATAGCCGTAATAATAACGCTGTCGCTCATTTCGTGCTCTCCTCTCTTATATATAGGTAAAAGTCTATCGTTTCGCGTAGCTGCTGCTCGGTCTTTTTCTTTGATTGCTGCGCGTGATATACGGCGTGTCCCTCTGCGTCATATATGCTAATATGGTTATTGAGCCCGCTTTGTACTACCGTATAACCTTTGTGTTCAACCTCGGTAGAGAGGTCCTCACAAGCGCACTCCTCGTAAAATTCGCAGAGGAGGCAGCAGCTTTTACAATCTGCTTTCTTTGTGAGCCAAAGTTTAAGGCGGAGTCGGAGGCTCGCTGTAGCCTCCGCTGCCTTATATTTAATAATGTAATAAATCTGTTCTGCCGCCAATACTTTCCTATATCCCATAACAAACTCCTAACAAAACCAATCGTTAGCAAGCTCGAGGGCGTACTCTTTAGCCTCTTTTTTTGCTTTAGGTGTTTTGCCCTCTGCTGACTCAATTACCGCCTGGGCTAAATGCGTTATACGCCCACGCAGGCAAGCAATTTCTTTCGAGGCTCGGTTTTCGTATTCATCTTTACTTTTTCGGAATTGAATAAACTCCTCAAAGAGTCCCTCGGTCATTTCAACCGTTATTTTCATATTGCCAGGGGTAGGAATAGTCATAGAGCCGTCTTTTTCGATTTTGATACTTTCCATAAAGTTGCCTCCTCACGCGTTTAACAGCGCGGATTATTCAAAGATTTTAGGATTGAAAATACAAGCGGGGGCTACTCCGCCAGCGTAGTACGCGCGGCTGCCGTCCAACGCCCCCGAGGCACTCACAGTGCGCTCGAGGCCCGCGTACCCAGGGTGGCAGCTCCAAGGCGTAATAGTCCATACCCAGGTATCATATTTCGGTACAAATTTACGATACTTGCGGTAGAGGTTGTCCGAAAGTAAAGCGATAAAGTCCTCGGAGGTGCCGAGGTCGGAAACAAACGGGAGGAGGTCGCCTTTGTTGAATTTCTCGAGGTATTCGCCGTTGAGGTACTCTCGC